GGGCGCTGGCCGTGGACATTGCTGTGCGCAAAAGGCATTACGATGCTGTGAAAAAATTCAGGTACGTCAACGCGAATATCTTTGACGCATCCTTTACGGAGATGGTGAAGGGACCCCACGGAACGGACCTAATTTTTATCGCTGTCCATCCATGTAAGAACCTCGCAAAACGTGTTGTGGAACTCTATTTGGCCTCCGCTGCGAAGCACCTCATCTTGATGCCGTGCTGCCGGGATAATATTGCGTGCGAGTACCCGGCGTTATTAAAAGAAAAGCTCGGGGGATACATGCTCTGGTCGTACCACTTGGCGAAGATTGCGAATGGGAACTTCATCCAAGACAAAAACGTTATGAGCAGTTGCAACGCGATCGTCACAGCGCACAAGGAGTAGATATGGACACTTTTACTATCAGTCCGACAGATCAATGCCCCGCCTGCAAGAAGAAGTTGGTCAACTTGAACAAGGAGTGGGGCGGGATACTCAAGGACACCAATAGCGGGGGTGTGATTTGTAAATGTGGGTGTATTTACGTGCCATGGTCGCACTTACAACCACTGGTGCAGAAAATCAAGTCGCCTATTATCCAACCCGCAGATTCACCTGAAGGGAGGTTAATCAAGTTATGATTTGTACATCATGCGGAGTGAGTTACCTGCGTCAAGGACCATGCCCTGTATGTGCGGTGAAATCGGTAGAACCCGTACCACGGGATTGGTCGCAAGGATGGAAGCCCTGTTTTATCAGCAAGCGTCAGGAATTCGACAAGGAAGTGGTGAAGCATCATTTGCTCGGTAAGGACATGAAGGGCCTGTACCGGATCTGGTGGGTTTGGCGGCTGTTCGATATGATCCCCATTTACAGGGTGCAAGACCCCACATGCTTGTACCAGAACATCCAGCCACAACCACAACCTACGGGGTTGCTGGCAAACCTGAATTAGGAGGTGTAGTAGCACATGGAACACGTACTGCACGATAGCGGAAAACGTGAGGAGTTTGCCACGGGGGCGAAGCGCGATACCAGAGAAGGTAAGGGACGTTTCGATCTTATCAGCCCGATCGCATTGCGTAGACTGGCACTCGTATATGAGAGGGGTGCAGCCAAGTACGATGACCACAACTGGACCAAGGGAATACCGATGTCCCGCTGTCTGGATTCGGCCTTGCGTCACCTGAACCAGTACAAAGAAGGGAAGCGTGATGAAGACCATCTGGCTCAGGCTGCTTGGAACATCTTTGCTATGCTTCACTTCGAAGAATTACGGCCGGACCTGAATGATCTGCCAGTTTATGTTGACAATAATACGTGGGTGTGTAGCCAGAACTTCATTCTCAGTATTGTGCCGGACACTGCGACCCCTGTTCTGGATACTGATGACTTTTAGGAGTGGCTTTTTTTTGACATTTCACTTAACTGGGAGTAAATTAATTTCATGAACGCTCTCGAAACTATTTACGAAAAACTCATGGCGTGGATCGGTCACACTAACATACCTGGGCCACGCAAGAAGGCATTGGATAAGATTCTTGAGGAATTATCCGACGCGGCCAAAGCCTTCACTATGGACATTGACCGCAGCTCCCTCAAATCCTGTCTGGATGGGGTTGCCTTCCACAAAAACCTCACGTCCCAACACCTCAAAAACGTATACCTGCAAGTGCTCTCCGATATCGGTTTCTCGCAGCCCGAGATTGCGGCACTCTTCCGGGTTAGCCAGCAAACCATCTCCGGACGCTTAGAGAAACTCCGGACGGATAAGGCTTCACAGTCTATGCAGTGGGGGTTAAGCGCCGACATACCCGCAAGCCTGGAAGAAGTAGAAAAAATGGAGCCGGACGAGTTCATAAATTTTGCTATGACCGGGGCGCGGCGCACGATCACCCTAGCCGTCTACTCGAACAAGATAGACAAGAACAGCGTAGATGTGGCGAGGTCCCTCATTCTTGCCCAGGACCAAATAAAGCGGTCCGATACAGAGAAGATGTGGAAGCTCAACAAGCGCTGGCTACAGTTCTTTACCAGTGAGTTTGTGGTGCATATGACGAAGATCCTGGCACCGTTCAAGCTCAAGGTAGACGCTAAGGTACTGGTCGGAGAGGCATTAGAAGAGGGCTATCGTGACCTGTATAAGCTGTTTGTGCGGGCTCAGGAGCAACGTGAGCAGGAAAACGAAATGGACAAAAAGGTAAGGCAAGCCAAAAGGAGGGGGAAGTGGAAGAAACCTGTACAGAAAGTATCTGGCTCTATTGTTCTGAACGAAGGCGCAGAACGGCAAGAACTGTCTGCGACAGAACCGGATGCAAGCATGCCGGAAGCCTTAGAATAGTGGACGGGCATTATCACTGCCCCTACGTGTCGAAGGATGACCTGGAAGCAAGTAAACCAAGAAGGGGGAAGCATTCAAAAGCACAACAGGAGGTGTCCAGATGACGGGGTTGAGTAGCAGATTATCGGTGTTTGTCGTTGCTATGACGATCGTTATAGCTTTTGCGGTGACTGGCTTCGCATCTTCCGTGGAGGATTTACACAAAGAGATTCTCTATCCCACGGTACGGGTCAGGGCCTCGGGGGGGGTTGGGTCCGGGGTGATGATAGCCTCAAACAAAGTCCCAGGCGTTGAGGGATGCTTTGCGACCTATGTCTTGACGAATCACCACGTGATCGAAGGTGCCATTCAGATTCAGGAACAGTGGGACAGCCTGAAGAAGAAGATGATAAAAAAGGAAACTCGGGCAACGATTGAGGTGGAAATATTCAAGTACCAGAATATGAGTGTCTCTACGGGCACACTCTTGATTCAGGCCGATATTGTCGAGTGGAACAAAGAGCATGACCTGGCCATACTGAAATTACGGAGTGACGAACGGTGTCTAACCGTGAAGCTATTACCTGCGGATGCCGTCGAAAAACTCAGAATATTTCAGTCTGTCTTCGTCTGTGGTGCGGGGTTGGGTCGGTCCCCGTTTCCCACCAGTGGTCAAATCGCTTCCTTGAATGACGAAATTGAGAACTTACCTTACTGGATGCTGAACGCGCCAGCTGTGTTCGGGAACAGTGGCGGGGGTGCGTTTCTGGCTGATAGCAGGGAGTTTATAGGGATACCAAGTCGAATTGCGGTGACCTGGGCGAACTGGGCACCCAATGCCGTCTACCATATGAACTATATCATCCCAATATCCCGGATATATAAGTGGCTGACTGATACCGGGTGGGCCATGCTGTTCGATCCTAACGCTCCCGATCACGAGGCTTGGCTGAAGTCACAGAAGAAAGATGCAGAGAAGGAGGTGAAACATGGCGATTAGGGCTGCCACCTTACTGATCGGCTTGTGTATCCTGATCGCCGTAATTGGAAGCGGTTGCAAGGGTTCCCTTGACTCCATGGCGAACTATTCAGTGGAGGTTAAGGGGACGGATAGTGCAGGGCTTTCAACCTTCCTTATTGACCGGAAAATGATCGGGACGGAGTTAGACGTGTCTGATCCAGGGGTTGCTCGTCTCAAGTTCCTGATGCGTGACCGGATACAGATGGGTGACAAGATTCACACGCTGGATTGGGATATGACGATTCGGCTCCCAGAGGGTGCGGGGTTCAAGATAGTGAGGGCAAAGCAATGATCGAAGTTTTCTCTTCCGGTGGAGGCACTCAAAGCACGGCGATTGCGGCCCTGATCGTCCAAGGAAAATTGCCGAAGCCCGATATTGTGGTTATTGCAGATACCGGGCGAGAATGCGCTGCTACATGGAAATACCTTGATGCCATTGTCGAACCTGCCCTTTTGGGCGTGGGGATTCAAGTGCAGAAAGTAGGGCACGATTGGTACAAAGGAAGGCCGGATGGGAAGGACTGGCATGAGGGGGAAACGCTTCTTGTGGGGGCGTGGTCTGATCAAACCGGCAATGTCGGGAAGTTGGGTGGATTTTGTTCAGGCCGTTGGAAAGTCAGGCCGATAGATAGATATTTAAGCCGTCAACATTCAATTACTCGGAAACAGTACATAAAGTGGATCGGATTTAGTATGGATGAGTGGCGACGGGCACAACGAATAATGGTAACAGATGACGGT